GGATTTGAAGTAAAACCAGGCAAGGCAATCCTGACAAACGGCAATCCCGCAGAGATTTTGTTCCCCTTCAAGTTCGGAAATACCGATTCTGGGAACATAACAACTGCTAAAGAGTTCGAGAGAATGCTTTTACAGGCTACTGGTACTCTTGATTCACAGGGAATGGTGTCTGCTGTGTCTAGGGACTCCAATCAAGGTGGCATCTCGATGGCTGTGGCTTCTATTATCAAGAAGTACAAGCGTACATTGGTGAACTTTCAAGAGGATTTCTTGATTCCTTTCATCAACAAGGCTGCCTTTCGGTATATGCAGTTCGACCCTGAAAGGTATCCTACTGTTGACATGAAGTTTATCCCGACTGCTGCTTTAGGGATCATCGCTCGTGAGCATGAACAACAACAGTTCATCTCCTTACTTCAGACTCTTGGCCCAAATACACCTGTTTTGCCTGTTATTCTTAAAGGAATCATGGCTAACTCATCTTTGTCTAACAGATATGAGTTGATTCAGATGTTGGATGAGATGTCTAAGCCTGATCCACAAGCACAACAGATGCAACAAGCACAGGCTCAGTTGGCTATGCAGTCTGCTCAAGCTCAGATCGCTGTTCAGACTACCCAAGCAGAGCAAAATCGTGCTGAAGCGCAAAAATTGATGACTGAAGCGCAATTGATGCCTCAAGAACTACAGGCTAAGGTGCTTTCTAGTACAACCAAGAACCTTCCTACGGGTGGAGAGCCTGCTGAGTTTGACAAGCGGGTAAAGATTGCTGAGTTGATGCTCAAAGAGGCTGACATTAAGAACAAATCTAAGATTGTTGAGATGCAGATGTCGGATAAGATGGAGAAAGCGTTTCTTGATCGCATCACTTCGGAATTGAAATAATGGAACTGTTGAAAAACCTTGAAGGAATGTCTGCTGATGAGCAGATGAGTGCCGTTGTGGAGCTTCAAAAAGCCGCCATGAAGACGCTAGAAGAGCAAAAACAAGTCTCTATCGGTAAGAGTGCTGAGATGGTGATTCTTGGTTTAAAGAAGATTAAAGCCGACTTTGAAGCCAAGTTTGACTCTCTGAACTACGACATTCAGACCAAAGTTGCTAACCTGAAAGACGGACAACAAGGAATACAGGGTCAAAAGGGTGAGCAAGGCGATCGAGGACTAGATGGCGCTCAAGGAAGAGATGGGAAGTCTGGTTTAGATGGTAAAGACGGATTAGACGGAAAAGATGGAATTAGCGTCCAAGATGCCAAGATTGACTTTGATGGCAGTCTGGTTATTACTTTATCTGATGGCAGAGAAATCAATGTAGGCGAGGTAGTTCCTGTTGATGTTGCACAGACAATCCATAAGATTCAAAGCGGATCAGGTGGTGACTCACAGACTACTTTAAACGCCATTGCTGCCCTACAAGCCACGATTGCCACTTATGGCACGATGGCAACACAGAATAAAACCTCTGTAGATATTGAAGGCGGCACGATTGACAACACAGTCATTGGAGCAACAACACCCTCTACAGGTGTGTTTACAGATGCGTCTGTAACTACTGCTTCAGGGCAATCAGCGTTTAACGAAAACAATACCATTACTGGTTGGATTTACTCAGGTAATAGTTTTTCTGTTGCGAGTCAAGAAACATCGCCAAATGGTTTGTTTATTGGCTCTAATGGCACAAAGATGTACGTCAACGGCTCAACTGGAGATGATGTCAATGAATATTCACTTTCAACTGCATGGGACATTACAACAGCCACGTTTGTAACAACATTTTCTACATCTGCACAAGATAGTGCCCCAAATGACGTATTTTTTAAACCCGATGGTTTGTCAATGTTTGTGATGGGAAATACAAACGACACAGTTTATCAATACACGCTTAGTACGGCTTGGGATGTTTCAACGGCTTCATACGCAAGCAAATCATTTAGTGTTGCATCACAAGAAGCAACACCACTTGGTCTTTGGTTTAAACCAGATGGTTTAGTGATGTATGTTGTTGGTACTAGTTCTGATACTGTATTTCAATACACACTTGGAACTGCGTGGGATGTCTCTACCGCTTCTTATTTGGGTGTTTCTTACAATTTTGCAACGCAAGAAGCACAGGCAATCCAAGTAAATTTAAGTGCTGACGGCTTAAAAATGTGGATTCTTGGTGTTGCTGGCGATGACATTTGGGAATACACACTTGGTACTGCGTGGAATGTAAGCACAGCAACGCCAGTCAATAACTTTTATATTGGCTTTCAAGAAACATCCCCCCAAGGTTTATTTATTGATAGTACAACTTCAAATCGTGTGTATCTTGTGGGTGGTACATCAGATTCTGTTTTTCAATACTACACAGCCGCTAATTCTTTAAAACTTGACACAGAAAAGTTATACGTTGATGGTCAGTTATCAGTAAATGGAAACTTTGTTGCAGGTCAAAATGCTTATGTAGATGGTGCAATAACTGTTCAAGGTGCTGGTAGTCTTGGCTCACTTACTGTTGGAGCACTTAGTAATAATTCTACAATCAATTTGACAGGTGCTACAACAAGCACAACATCACTTGGAACTGCCGCTACGACAGGAACACTTTCTCTTGGTGGTACTGCTCAAACAGGCATAATTACTTTAGGCCAATCAACAGTATCCCAGACAACCAACATTCAAGCGGGTGCAACAGCATCTGGAAGCACCAAGACAATTAACATTGGTACTGGTGGCCTGTCTGGTTCTACAACAGACATCAACCTTGGTTCTTCCGTATCAGGCTCTTTAGGTTCTATTGTAGCCAATGGAGCGTTTACTGCTACTGGACAGACTTCTTTAGGTGGTGTGGCAGGTAGTGAATCTTTGCGTGTATTAACGCCCACACTTGCAGGTAATTATGCTCAAATAAACACCAACAATTTTGGCGACGTAATCTACGGCAATGCTGGAAGCGGAACTAACATTCCAAACATCTTTTTGACAAAAGGTACTGGGGTTCATAAGTTTGCAACCAACAACAGCGTTTCAAATACACAGGCTCAAGTATCCCACACAGCCTCTGCTGTTAACTTTGTTAATTTAACTGGTAACGCAACAGGCTCTCGTCCTGTCGTTTCATCACAAGGTTCTGATGCCAACATTGGTTTGAACTTTGCCAGTAAAGGCAATCGTTCTATCTCGTTTCTGACCAACTCGGTTACCGCATTTGATGTATTGTCACCTGCCTCTGGTGTTAATTATGTTTCCGTAACTGGCTCAATTACTGGTGTTTCTCCAATTGTTTCCGCCACAGGTACAGACACCAACATAGACCTAACCTTAACACCAAAGGGAACAGGTAACGTCAGGTTTGGTACTTACACAGGAACTATTCTGACACCTACAGGCTATGTAGAAATCAAAGATAGTGGTGGTACAGTTCGCAGACTTTTAGTTGGTTAACAGGAGAAAACATGAACGATTTTGACTTGAATGAGTACGAAGACATTGATGATGACAACAATAATAAACCAACTGCTTTAGCCACTAAACAAGACACAAGCATTCCTTTTAACTTTGCACCTGAAGGTAGCAAAAAATATTTCTTTATCAACAACTGGACTGAACATCATGGCCCTAATTAAATCAATTATGACTGACTACGGATGCACCGCAGATTATTGGAACATTGGTGCTGTTCAAGAAGACTTCAAAGGTCGTGGAACAGAGATAACCTTTTACGGCTACGCATCCAAAGAAGCCCGTGATTCTGGTAAACAACCATTATCCGCAGGTAAGGTTCAGATTTCTGGTGATGACTATGTAGCGGGTGCAGACCGAGCAGCCCTATACGCAATTATCAAGCAAAAGCCTGAGTTTGAAGGTGCGACTGACGCATGACACCAGACCTTGAAAAATACTATACAGATAGATTCGAGATGATGTCTACCCAAGGGTGGAAAGATTTAGTAGAAGATATTGACAAAATAATAGTATCTTTGAATAATATCTCTGTAGTTTCTGATGAGAAAGACCTACAATTCAAAAAAGGTGAACTTTCTATCCTAACTTGGCTGAAAAATCTTAAAGAGATCAGCGAGAGGGCTTATGAAGAGATTTTATGATTACGTCTGTGAAAACGGACACAAGACAGAAAAGTTTGTTGTTTATGAGGCAACGAACTTGAAGTGTGAGTGTGGGGCTTTGGCTACACGTTCACTCTCTGCGCCAGCTTTTAGACTTGAGGGATGGTCTGGTTCTTTTCCATCGGCTTATGCCAAATTTGGAAAGAGTCATACCGACAAGTTGAAATCTGAGCAGAAACTCAACTCATAAGCAATTATGCCGAGTTGAATCTCCTATAACCGATAACGGCAGGAAAAAGGAAACGTATGTTGATTGACAACGAAAAAGAAGAGTTAAGTGAGTTTGACATTGTCGAGCAGAAGACTTCACAAAAAGCTGAAGATCAGTCTGAACTTCCTGATAAATACAGGCACAAAAGTTTAGATGAAATTGTGAAAATGCACCAAGAGGCTGAAAAGCTCATTGGTAAGCAAGCACAAGAAGTAGGCGAAGTCAGAAAGTTAGCTGATGAACTCATTAAACAGAACCTTAGTTCTAGACAACAACAGACTAGAGTAGAAGAGCCTGAAGTAGACTTCTTTGAGAATCCACAGAAGGCAGTTCAAAGGACAGTTGATAGTCACCCTGACATCATTGCGGCTAGACAAGCCACTTTGGAGATGAAAAGGGCGCAAATTCAGCAGAAGTTAGCGCAAGAACACCCTGATTTTGGCGATATTGCTAAAAATGAGGACTTTGCGAATTGGGTCAAATCTAGCCCTGTTCGCATTGATTTGTTCAAGAAAGCTGATGCTGATTTCGATTATGATTCTGCCAATGAACTGTTATCGACTTACAAAGAACTTCGATCTGTCAAACAGAAGCAAACGAGTGATGCTGGAGAAGCCACTCGCAAGCAGAATTTGAAAGCAGTTGGAGTAGATGTAGGTGGTTCTGGAGAGTCATCAAAACGAGTTTATCGTAGGGCTGACCTTATTCGGCTGAAAATGCAAGACCCTAACCGCTATGAGGCGCTTTCTGATGAAATCATGTTAGCGTACCAAGAGGGTAGAGTTAAGTAAACTTAATTTATTGGAGATTTAAACATGGCTAATACAGCATTCGCACCTAACAATGCAACCACAGTAACAACCGCAGCAACGTTCATTCCTGAAATTTGGAGTGATGAAATTGTTGCCAGTTACAAAAAGAACCTTGTTCTAGCAAACTTGGTTATGAAGATGAACTTCAAGGGCAAGAAGGGTGACGTAGTTCACATTCCCGCCCCTGGTCGTGGTTCAGCTTCTGCTAAAACAGCAACTGATGCAGTTACCTTAATTGTTGACACAGCATCTGAAGTTCAGGTATCTATCAACAAGCACTATGAATATAGCCGCTTGATTGAGGATATTGCAGAAGTTCAAGCCTTGAACTCTATGCGTAACTTCTACACCTCTGATGCGGGTTATGCCTTGGCTAAACAAGTCGATACAGACTTGATTCAGTTGGGTCGTTCTGCCAATGGTGGTACTGCTGGTAGCGCTCGTTATGATGCTGGTTTTGTTGGTGGTGATGGTACAACAACCTTCGACTACACTGCTAACACCAACACTGGTAACGCCTCTGCTCTGACTGATGCGGCTATTCGTCGTACTATTCAGCGTTTGGACGATAACGACACTCCTATGGATGGTCGCTTCTTCATCATTCCTCCTTCAAGCCGTAACACGTTGATGGGTCTTGCCCGTTACACTGAGCAGGCTTTTGTGGGTGATGGCAACGCTATCCGCAATGGTGAGATCGGCAACCTTTATGGTATCCCCGTGTTCACATCTAGCAACGCTGACTCTGCATCTGCAACAGCCGCTTTCCCAGCAAGTGGTTCTGCTATTGCTCGTGTCTGCTTGATGGGTCACAAGGACTCTATGGTTCTGGTTGAGCAAGTTGGTATCCGTTCACAAGTTCAGTACAAGCAAGAGTATTTAGCTACTTTGTTTACTTCTGACACTTTGTATGGTGTTGCCGCCTTGAGGAAAGCTGCCACTACTGGTGCGGCTACTTCTTCTTCCATGTTTGCCTTGGTTGTTCCTTCTTGATTACAACCTTTCCCCTCGCCTTCGGGTGGGGGGGTTTTTTACATTAAGGAGAATTTATTATGGCAGCAGCAACCGCAGTCGTTTCCCGTAGGGGCAATGACCAGTTCCGTGGTCTATTTACAGACACTTGGGATGTTACTTGTACTCTTGATAGCGCTTCAGTATCTACTGTTTCTACCGCTACAGATACAGTGACAGTGCCAGGTGTTGCTTTGGGTGATATGGTTCTTGGTATGGCAATTGGCGTTTCTGAGGCAGGTTTGGTTCGTAGAGCCTATGTTTCAGCCGCTAATACAGTTACTATCGTGACGTACAACCCTACAGGCAGTTCTGTAGACTTAGCATCTACTACATTGCAACTTATTGTTGCTCGTGCAGTAGTCTAATCCAAGGGGGCTAATAACCCCCTTTTTCACGGAGTTCTTATGGCAACCTTTCGATGCTTACAAAGCGGTAACACAGTTACCTTCACATATCAGCATGATATTGACACAATGAAAGGTCATCAGGGCTATGTTAGAGTAGACCAAGAAGAGGTCGAAACTAAACCTGTTGTTCAAGCCCCTCCTATTAAAAAGGCTGGGCGACCTAAGAAAGTCGAAAATGTCTGAAATTGACCCAAGAGAATTCGGCAAGTTAGAAGCCCAAGTTGAGGCTTTACAGCTAGAAGTTCATGGACTTCGACAAGATATTAAACTGCTTTTAGAGATGGCTAACAAGTCTAAAGGCGGTATGTTTGTAGGAATGGCGATAGCCTCCTTTATTGGTGGCATCATCACTTTTGTTGCTGATCGACTTTGGAAATAAGGAGCATATTATGCCTATGGTTGGAAAAAAGAAGTTTCCCTACTCTTCAGAGGGCAAGAAAGAAGCCAAAGAGTACGGCAAGAAAAAGGGTATGCCTGTAACCATTATGGTTGCGGTTGGTAGAGGTATGCCTACCCGTGGTGGTCGTACTGCTACGAACATGATGAAGAAATCTGGACGAGGTAAATAATGTCATCTTTAACTACTCCCGTTACCCTTCTTAGTGCAGTTGTTGCAACTGGCGCTTCTAAGGCAGTTCAAGCTGATGCGGGTCAACCTGCATTTCTACAAGTTACAGGCATTACAACGGCTACTGTTGCTTTACAGGGCAGTCTTGATGGCACAACATACGCAACCATTGGCACTGCTTTAACTGCTGATGGCATTGTTACTATTGCTAATGCGCCTAAGTATTTAAGAGCCAATTGCACAGCATATACATCTGGAACAATTACAGCAAAGGTTTTGTACTGATATGAAAAAGACTAAAGCAGAAGCTAAGATTTCCAAGGTTATGCGTGAGTACAAAGAAGGTACTCTGCATTCTGGCAAGAAAGGCCCTGTTGTTAAGTCTAAAGATCAGGCCATTGCCATTGCTTTATCACAAGCTAGGAAGAAGAAATGAAACAAGGACTCTACAGTAACATTGCCGCAAAGAGGGAACGTATCAAATCTGGTTCAGGCGAAAAGATGCGTAAGGTTGGTTCTAAAGGCGCTCCTACTGCAAAGGACTTCAAGCAAGCAGCTAAGACTGCTAAAAAGAAATGAAAACTCCCGCTTGGCAACGAAAAGAAGGAAAATCTGCTTCTGGGGGGTTGAATGCCAAGGGGAGAGCATCGTATAATCAAGAAACTGGTGGTAATTTAAAGCCTCCAGTAAAGTCAGGCGACAACCCTCGTAGGGCCTCCTTTTTAGCACGTATGGGCAATATGCCTGGCGCTGAGATGAAAGATGGAAAGCCTACTAGACTTTTACTTTCTCTTAGAGCTTGGGGCGCAACGTCCAAGGAAGACGCTAAAGCAAAGGCTAAAGCGATCTCTAAGAGGAACAAATGAGACCAATATCAGTCGGAGTTAACCCAACAGCTAATACGCTGACAACTGTTTACACAGTTCCTACGGGTTACTACGCCAAGTTTACTGTGATGTACATTCACAATACTGGTGGATCGACTAAGCATATTACTGTTCAGTGGAATGATGCCAGTGCCGCCACTTCCTACGATATTCTTACTGCTTACGACTTTACTTCAAAGCAATACCTTCAATTTGATGGCAATGCTTATATCGTTTTAGAAGAGGGCGATAAGATTCAAATTACTACGCAATCATCTAGTTCATTCAGTTTTATTGCTACTTTTGAACAAATAGGATTAACAAGAGCATGACCACATACCTTCAAGCTGTTAATGACGTTCTTGTCCGACTCAGAGAAGAAGAAGTCTCTACTGTTACCGAAACAAGCTATTCCTCTTTGATTGGCAAGTTTGTCAATGATGCCAAGCGTCAAATAGAAGACTCTTATGAGTGGAACATATTGGGTACTACAGTAGTAGTTTCTACTGTTGCAGGGACATCTTCTTACTCCTTAACAGGGGCAGGACAGAAGTTCCGTGTTCAAGACGTTATCAATGATACGAATAACACAGCCATGACAAACATCCCGTTTGTTAACATGAATCGTTATTTGAACTTTGGGACTGTCTCTAGTGGTGTACCTTTGTATTATGCTTTTGATGGTGTAGATGCTAGTTATGACACTAAAGTAACTGTATTTCCCATTCCTGATGGCGTAGTTAGTCTAAGATTTAGCTTGGTCGTGCCACAAGCACCATTGACTTCTGATGCTACTGTGATTCTGATGCCATCTGAGTTGGTGGTTCAGAGTGCTTATGCTCGTGCTTTGGTTGAACGTGGTGAGGATGGCGGTCTATCTTCTTCAGAGGCTTATCAGTTGTACAGGTCTATGCTCTCTGATTACATTTCTACGGAAGCTACTCGCTATCCAGAATTTGGCTCTTTTGAGGCAGTTTAATGGCTCAACCAATCCAAACATTCAGCATTAGCGCACCAGGGTTTTTCGGACTCAACACCCAAGACTCGCCATTGGATTTAGCGCAAGGCTTTGCTTTGGTTGCCACTAATTGTGTGATTGACCAGTATGGTCGTATTGGTTCACGTAAAGGTTGGACAAGGGTTAACTCCTCTTCTGGAAACCTTGGTGCTAACGATGTTGGTGTCATCCATGAGCTAGTTCAGCCTGATGGCACTTTAACAGTCCTCTTTGCTGGCAACAACAAACTCTTTAAACTAGGTACATCTAATGCGGTGACTGAGTTGACCTATGGGGGGGGTGGTTCTGCTCCTACTATTACTGCGAGTAACTGGCAGTGTGCTTCTTTGTATGGGATTACTTACTTCTTTCAAACAGGTCACGATCCTCTGATTTATGATCCTACTGTAAGTACAACTACCTATAGACGGGTTTCTGAGAAGACTGGCTATGTAGGGACTGTTCCTAGTGCAAACATTGCTATATCGGCTTATGGTCGCTTGTGGGTGGCTTCTACCAGTGGAGATAAAGTCACTGTTAGCTTCTCTGATCTAATTGCGGGTCATGTATGGTCTGGTGGTACTACTGGTACTTTAGACACAAGTAGAGTTTGGCCTAATGGTGCTGATGAAGTTCAAGCCTTGGCTGCTCACAATGGTTTCTTATTTATCTTTGGTAAGCGTCAGATTCTTGTTTATCAGGGTGCAACTACTCCTTCTACGATGTCCATATCCGACACAGTTGGAGGTATTGGTTGTTTAGCAAGAGATAGTGTTCAGACAACCAGTTCTGATGTGATCTTCTTGTCAAACTCAGGTGTTCGTTCATTGATGAGAACGATTCAAGAGAAGTCTGCTCCTGAAGGCGATTTGTCTAAGAATGTACGCAATGACTTGATGAGTGATGTTGCTTCACAGAATTTGGCAAACATTAAGTCTGTTTATTCTGAGCGAGAAGGCTTTTATCTGTTGACGATGCCTGTTACTCAGTCTGTTTACTGTTTTGATACTAAATTAGCATTACAACA